TTATCGAAAAATCTACAACCCGGATTGAGGATCGCTCCGTATAAACTGTTAAGGTTAATTTTTTTGACCAACTGGCGCTTATCCCAGAATGCACGATCTTCATCAGTTGTTGCTTCTTTTTTCTTTGCCTGGAGTTCTTTACGTTCCGCATACCATCTTTCTAGCAGTCCTGGTACAATAGCTTTTTGTTCATAACTGAAAATTGTTCCATTGGCACTCAGCATCCATGGTCGATTGCTATCAAATATCAAGCGCCATATGTCAGCGGCACTCATTACGTCTGAACCACCGGTTTCCCAATCCACAGTTATCTCTGTACCAATTTCTCCAGCCATTACAGCAGTATATTCAAGAGTACCAAACATGTTTTCCCAGGCATCTGCAAAACTTGAACCTGCTGCCATTTTTTCTTGAATATATCTATCAGTCATTATCGGCCGGAGCTGTCCAACAATCGACTCTTGTGCCATGTTAAGAGCGCGGATCGCTGACGGGTACAGACTGTTGATGTCGATGGCGCCGATCCAGTCGTGCATGCCTTTCTTGGGGAAAGCAACATAGGCACCTGCCGCTTGTGTGTCTCCTTGATCATCTCTTCCTTTCCTGTTAGGTACAACCATACCTCGTTGATGTGCTTCATTGATAATTGCCTGCTCTGTGACTGCTACTGCTCCCATTGTGGTAGGAAGCAATACTGTGTTATCATGTGCCAGTTCATTGGCTAGATCCAAGAAACGCAATTTCTTATCTAGCTTGGCCACAAGCATGGTATCTTGCCTGTTGTAATCAATGAACTTGGGAAAGTCTTTGTTGTATAATTGATCTAGTGTGCCTTCGTATTGTGTCTTGCGCTCATCCAGTTCATATTCGCCAATGGCATCCAAGCTGTAGCTATGGCGTTCTTCATATGTGTATTTGCGATACAATTGCATATAGTCCATATGCACACGACCAATCAAATCAAAGGTCAAGTTTTCTGCACCAAAGCGTTCAAATGTTCTTTGTTTAGGCAGTTGGCCCCATAGACAAAATCTGCGTGTATCATCTTTGTTAAGTACTCGAGTGATACGCATAACCATGTACGGAATATCAAAGCCCTCTGAGTTCCAACCGCTTAGGATATCCGCATCATCAATGATGTCAAGGAAAGTTTTTAATAGGTCTTCTTCGCGTTCAAACAAGAAACAGTTATCGTACTGATTACAAATTTCTTGGGCAGTTTCCCACGAATAACTTTTTGGAGGAACAACACTGAAACCTCGGACCGGGTCAAAATCAACCTCAATGTCGAAAAACGCAGTATGTAGCTTGGGAGATGTAGCCCCCAGATAGTGTTCTTCAAGACAACGGAATACTGGATTAATATCTGATTCCCAAAGACGCTTGTTGCTGTTAATACGAAGCTCTTTCTGAAATTCCTTATTCGACCTGGATGAAAACCTACTAACTGGAGTACCGTAAACAGTACGAAATTTACCACGCGGGTCGTCGTAGTAGAATATGTAGTTTGCTGGATATTCTTTGTAGATTCGTTCACCGGCCACACGCTCCACAATGTGGATACGATCCTGGTTACGGTCATATAATGCATCAACATAGCTCATGGGTATATTTTATTTTTTTGTAACAAAGAAGTCAACAACATATTCGCAAAGATTAGCAAATTGTAGACACAAAATCATCACTAGGTATATACCTGCTCCTAACAGTAGCCATTGTGTCACAATTGATAAAAAAATTAACAACATTAAGCTAATAATCTCACTAATCCAATTGCGTCAATAGTGGTCAACAATAGATAGTTAGCCAGCATACCAAAGCTTTTCCTAGTCCAAGCAGCCCAAGTGTACATAGCGCATCCAAGAATCCAAATTGGGTACAGCGCCAATAGAGGGGGATGCGGAACGGTGAGTGACATAACAAGAGCACACCCAATACTAATGCCCCAAGCCACTAGCTCAATAACAAAACGAAAGCGATTGCTACGCCAATCATCTTGTATCCAATCTATTGTGGGACGGAATATTTCAAGCATTAAATAATCCTAAAAATTTTTCATATGTGTCACTATTACGTAATTTAATCAACGTATTTAAATTCTTATTTTGAATATCTTTTAACTTATCTATATCAAAAGTTTGAGTTTGTAAATGTTTGATCAACTCTATTACACTGGTCATTCTGTCTTCAAGATTTGTTATTGAATCATAACTTTCATCAAATATTGTGTTATAAGTTGTTAATCCTAAGTTGTGCAAAAATTCTAAGTACTTTGGAGTGCCCATAACCACAAATGGATGTCCAAGCATGATGCATTTGATTGTTTTTTCAGTTACATGATATTCTTCTAATTCTGCTTCGGTTTCTACCACAACACTAAATTTTGTAGAATAAAATAACTCGTTTTTTGTAAAATAACTTAGATTATATTTAAAATTTGTGTTTGGAAGATATATTGGTTTATAAAACTTGTCTTCAAATTCAAACTTTGATTTAGATCTTTCGTAAGGAATATCAATATTTAACAGCTCAGTGTTGCCTAGACATTTTCCATAATACGAAGATAAACTGTTACCAAGATTTATATTATCTTGTAGCTTGTTAATGAAACTGTCCCGCCATGGCTTAGATCTTCCTACTAAACATAAAAAATCAAATTGTGGTTGATATTTGTTAAAAAAATCTAAATCAATAAGATGAAAATACAGATTAGACCTATTTGCTAATCTATTTTGGCAATCCACAACATCCCATGGCATGTAAATCAGCTCATAATCTAAATCTATAGAATATTTTTTAACATCCCAATATGATTCGCTGAACACGATATACTTTTTTGTTTGATCCAATTTATCTAATATAGATAAAAATTGTCTCAAAGTTTCTACCACAATTACATTGGTTTCTTTGAAATCAATGTTTTTTTTATTGTAAAATTCAAATATGTCATAGATAGGTATTCCCTGATCTGCAAAATTAAACTTTACAATATCTGTACCATATTGAATGTGCTGCACATGTTGATAGCAATCAACATGATCTACAAAACTACGAAAACTTTGGTACCCAAATTGATCTTTGGCTGGGCCAAATTTTACTTCAATCAAAGAGTTTTGCCTACTGTTTGAAGAATAGTGTTTAATTCTTCATTGTCGGCGTTTTCTTCACCAAGTTTTGATTTGAATGCAGTTCTAATTGCTTTTTTTAGGATGGCAGGTTTGATTTCCATTTCTTCAGCTACTGCTTTGATAGTATCGCTAAGTCCAGCATTTAGATCCTCAACTTCTTGCATAATGGTCATGCCTTCGTTGATAATTTGGGTAAGTTTGGCTTTTTGTTCTGCAGAGAACATTCTTGAACTCATAATAATCTCCTTGTTGAATATTATATTTTAAACTATTTTAAAAATTTGTCAATGGTTAGTACAGTAACTTGCACACTATAAAAAGGTTGTAAACCCATATTACCGCCAAGATGCCAATCTTGGCGTTTGATTGTTATATAATCGCCGGCTGTCCATTTTACTAATGGCTCATTGTGCATTTGAAAATAATGACCAGTTTTCCAGTCTTCCAAGAAAATCAAATATCTTAATGTTTTGCCTGGTCCAAATTTTTTTTGCACGATGTAGTGTTTGTCTTGATGCCAAGGCACTGTTTGTCCTGGATCTATTCTAGTAACACTAACCACAAAATCTTCAAAACCCTGAGGAATCAATTTAGCTATATCGTAAGCCCACTGCGGGCTTTCGTCAAACATCTGCCAAATTATACTGTTGTTGTTATTGTAGTACTTTTCTGTTTCTTGAGTTTGTTGATAACATTGAACACAATCTTTCCATTCCAATGATTCTAAATTGATAGAGTCAGGTAATTTTATGTGCCCTTGTATCATACTTTTAGAATGTTAGATTGTTTTCGATCTGTCCATCTAATAACATTTGCAGGTTGATCGTTACACATATCACATTGTGATATTGGCTTACCAAAAGTATCAGCAAAAAACTGTAATTTATCAGGATCAACAGATAATATGTCAACGTAAGGATAGTTTAGATAGTGTTCCCAATCTTGATCATTTTCTTGATTTAAGTTTTTTAATAAACCTGGCAAAGATGCCAAACTGCTACATTTATACAAGCGGTTTTCAAATAATGCTGAACAAGCACTACCGCTAGCACACCCATAACGCATAGATCTAGCAGGATTTTTACTTGCGTAAGGTTTAATTTTGTTTTCGGAATCGACACGGTACCAAGTAAACCATTTATCTCCGCCATCATAAATGTGAATGTTCGCATTGACGTTGTTTTTTACATGATAATGTTCGTTATGAATTTTATGAATTCTAGAATTGTTTAAAAATTCAAAAATATTACTTTGCCAATGTTGACCAAGCTTGCTTTCCATGTCACCAACTACATGTTTAGATATTGATATGCTTGCATTAATTTCATCAATGAATTCGATTATTTCGTCGGCGTGTTTATATAAAAGATGTCCGTTAGAAAAAATATTGATGTTTGTGTTAGGAAAGTATTTTCTTATTTGTCTTGCATAGGGCATGATATTGGTTTTCCAATACATCATTGGTTCTCCGCCCAGCAAAGTAATACATCCTCGTTGCCAAGGATCATCAGATTCTTTCATTTTTATAACCCCAGGTAGCATTTCTATTGCGTTCATGGTTTTTTCAAAATCCGGATCATTGACATCATTCTTTATATGATTGCTGCCTACACAGCAGCCATCACATTCATAATTACATTTATAACCATAGATAATATTCAACAACTCTAGTTCATACTGTTTAATCATAATAATTCTCTAATGTTCCACGTCTATGTAGATCAAGAGTTGCACAATGGATTCCGCCGCTCAATGTCATTGCATGTCTAAATCTAACAGGAACACAATCTATTTTGTGTTTTTCTAATTCACGCATTAAAGGTTCTTGTGCTGAGTCACAAATAATAGTATTAGGATCTACACTGAGAATATTCATACCTATATAAGGACTACAAGGAGCAATATAACCATCCAGCTTGCTTCCTTGTACTACACAATCTTCAAACCATATCTTGTCCCATTTTTTAAAAAGCTCCGGACAGTTATCCGTGTTAACTCTACTTGAATTAAGTAATACCAAACCAGGTCTCAACGGAATAATAGTAGAATCAAAATGTGCATAACTGTAAAGTTCGCTATAATGTAATCTGTATCCCAATGGCTCTAGAAATCTTTTTAACCATTGGAATCCTTTCATGTTACCAGAATTACTAATTTGGTAAAGTAAATCTCGTCCCACCCTAACAATGTTAGGAGCATCAAACAGTATTTCATTATCTAATAGTGTCGGTTTGCCTTTGATGTCCTCAAACTGATAATTGTTGTCTAATAGTTTTGGACGAGGTGCTGTTAACCACAAAGCTCCGTCATCAAAAGCTTCATAAAAAATATCCTCATACAACCTAGTTTCAAAATATCTAGCACGAGTAGGAGAAGGTGTCTCAATCAACATATTACCAAGAGGCAATACTAAATCTCTTGGGCACCACGAGTACCATCCTTTAGATTTCCAGTCGGGTGTGGAAAACTCCTGCTCCCAATCGATTATTTTAGGACGATGTACTCGAACACCCAATTTGGTAAGAGTGTCGGCCAACCCATCAGCGTCTTCGTTAGCTTCATCTATAACCCATTGCGGGTACTTGCCTTCCATGTGCTGAATATCTGCCCATTCATAATTTGCGTAACTGAAGCTATGACTGCTTCTATCCAATGTGACTCTACTGTGATGGGCATGTCCAACTATAATTTCTTCTAACGGATCCCAGTCGTTGTGTGTGTTTACTATCATTATATGTCCGATAACAATTTGCTAATGCATATCCTATAATTCCCCGGAATGCCTCTTCCAAAATCTCTAAATTCGTCGACTTGGCTTGTGCCAAAAATTACTGTATCTGTTTTTGTTAACTGGTATTGCTCACACAACGTTTGATATAAATTACCAAATTGGTCCCAATTCCAATCATTTGAAAACTTTTTCATGTAGTGTATGCCCAAGCTCATACTGTAAAAATTTTGCATACCCACTTCATTTAGCATACTTATTCCATCATCAAGATAGTCTCGTGAAAACCTTACACCAACACGGTGATTTTCTAAAACGAAAAAAGGTTTACTGAGACTACAGGTTATTTCTTTAACACAACTGTGTTTAACAAGATCTATTTTGATATTTCTTGCTATACCCCAATAGGCCAAATCAAGACAAACTGGTATGTGCAATTTGTTGCAAGTATCTAGTATAAGATCAAAATAAGGATGATACACCCCAAGATCACTAAATGGAACACTTAAAATTACGGCTTGATTACTTTGTAACTGGTCGGGATTGTTAATAATGCTAAATTGAGTTTTTTTTGAAATACATGCATGGTATTGAAATTCTCCTTCGAACACCACTATTTCTCTTTGGTTTGAATGTCTCAATATAAATTGATCAAATGTTTGACTTGTGCCTTGAGTGTAATCGCCGTACTCAAATTGTTCTAGTCCAATTAACACCTTTGACTGGCCTTCAATCAACCAATTGGTCCAATTTTCTAAATAATGTTTTAAATTTACATCTTTAAATATATGCTTTTCATAATGAGCACTTACTAATGAAGACCTGATTGGTCTAGCACCTTTAGAAAATAAATGTACATACTCTGATTGCATTTATCTAGTGGATACAAAATTCAAAAGAGGATCAATTACCTCTTTTTTAATACATTCGTAAACAAGAGTCTGATCAAAAAAACGATTGTGATTGTATTGCAGTTTTTCAACTACCGCACTGGACCTAGCTTGAGATCTGTCAAAAGATCTAATTTGTGCGTTAACAAAATTAGCCCGGTCTTGAATATTGGGCATATCGTCATATGATTCATCAAACAGCTCGGGAAAAGTTTCAAACCCAGCATCTTTTATCATTCGAAGTACTCCTTGCTGTGCTAATAAAATAAATGGATGATAAAATGCTATTGGCTTACAAGTTTTTTCAGTATAAATGCATGGCTTGTAATCCAACGAATCTTCATTGACAACACTGAACAAAGTGTTATCATACCATTCAGGATTAAACCATCTCTGATCTTCTTTATGTTGTTCAGGAATGCCTGGCAATTCTTTGCCCTTTTCAACAAAGCTGTAAATAGAATCGTTAGCTAAGATATCTTCCAGTTTATTGTATATTATTTTTCTTCCCACACTAGTTCTTCGCATTGGCATAAAAAAAAGTTTAGGATTAGCAACCAAATTAGGTGAATAAACATGATATTGTCTGGCATGATACCAAGGAGACTCAAAGTACCAAAACCAGTTTGGTACTTGAATAATATTTAACCAAGGATGATGGTTGGCTCCTATGGTGAACATTAATATCTTGTCTTTGTAAGGTTCAAGTAAGTGTAAATTCCATTCTTGAGAATAAAATATTTCTTGAAGATTATCAATTATTATGTAACGACAAGTTTCGAGCTTTTTTTTTATTTTTTGGAGATTTTGTTGTGAAAAATTATTAATCAGAATATTATCACAGTGTTGCGTGTGTTCAATTGGCTCAAACACAAAGAACTGACTCATAAATTTTTCGTAATAATACGCCGTGAATGAATTAAATTCTTCTGTGTAGTGTAATTTTATCTTTAGCATGGAAAAATGATGCTCACTTTAACTCTCTGGGCACGACTCCTTTGAGTAAGCCAGCAGCCGGCTCTTCACGGTCCTAAGGTGAAGACTTATTTTTTAGGTTCGCAGTTTCTAGTGCGTGTTGTTGTACCATCTTGGGCTGTTTCTTCACGCCACTCGGTACACGTTTGAACTTCTTGTGTTGTTTTTTCCGGAGTTAAACGATCTACAGTATAACTAGCAGTCATCCAACCCATTGCACTAAAGAAACCCCAAACTATCATGTATGGTATTTCACCTAACATCTGCTATTCTCTTTTTGATTATTTCAATGACCTTGTCATTAAGAACCACTTCATAATGATTACAGTCTAATTCGATTAATTCCATAATGTCTCCTCGGTGACTTTGACTAGCAATTGTTACTACACCATCGTTTGGTGCAGATATCCACGGAGCCGATCCTGTTATAGTTACAACGTTGGTCCACGGACGGTTTAGATCGAATGTTCTTGCTTTTTTCATTGCCCATGAGTTAGGGCCTATATCTTTAAGTAATCTACTGTATGGTAAAAAATATTTTGCTACGTCTGCAGATTCAGCACCACCATATGGAGTACTAAGTGTCACTGCTCCTAGCACTTGTTCGGGAAATTCCTGTGCCAAATGTAATGCGTATATACCGCCTAGACTGTGACAAATAAAAAACATGTCTTTTTGAGCACTCAACAGCTCTTTCATGTTTTCTAAGTTCTTCTCGAAACCATTCCTGCTGTCGTAGTTTATTAATAGCTCTTTGCCACGAATTTGTTTTCTAATGTAATTGAAACTTTCACTAGTGGCACTGGCACCGTGAATATAAACTAAGAGCATGATAACTTATTTAAGCGTTGCTCTCAGCATCCAACTATGTTTTGCGTGAGCATCTTGTCTACTGGCAAGGAAATCACTTAAGCCATGTTTGCCTAGTTCTTCTGCAGCACGGAATACGATACGGAACATTTCTTCCATACGTTCGCTATCTTGTAGCAATTCTACTAACATTGCTTCTGCCGGTAACACTTCGGTTTCGTCGTCAATTTGACTAAGAATACTAAATCTGGTAAATGAACCTGGTGTGTATGTGCCTGTAGCGCGAATTTCTTCAGCAAAAGTATCAATGCTGCCGTACACTTCTTCGTAGATATTGGCAAACAGTTCGTGATATTGTGGAAAGTTTGGACCTTCCACATTCCAATGAAAGTAGTGGGCTTTTAAGTAAAAAGCATATTCACTAGCAAACGCAATTTTAAGAGCTTTGTGTAATGATTCCATAGCAGTATTTATCTGCCTTGCCCTCTGTTGGCTTTGTAGCTACGACGATAGCTTTTGTTCATGGAACTGGTTTTTGGTCGTAACCCACCAATGTGTGTACGTTTTACCACATGATCAATTGCAGGCTTTCCTGATGCAGTTCCTTTAGCTTTTGCCATTTTTTGTCTCCTTTAGTTATGGTATTTAATTGGCGAACCAAACAGTACATTTTCTCTTATATAGTTCAAGAAAAAATCAACTTCAAACTTTCTAAAACCAGCAAGTAAACTGTACTCTCTGGTGTTGGTTTTTATTCGGTACTCACTAAAATCTCTTGAAAATGTTACGCTTCCGGTATAAAAAACATTATTTGTTACTTGATTATAAAGCTGTTCAATGATGTCTTGTAGAGCAAATTTGTCCCAACTTGAAATTTCTTCAAAAGTGCGAACAAAATAAGTGCGCTGATCCAAATGTAAACTATCAATGTTTAAAAAAGTTTCGTATGGGCGCCATGGTAATACAATTGTTGGTAGTTGTAAAGTATGGGCTAAATGACACAAGCCTCCTTCGTACCCTATAACAGCTTCACAATATTCATTTAACCAATACACTTTGTCTTCTAGACTGATCGCATGATTATCTAATGTAATCACTTCGTATCCGGCCTGTTTTATCAGTTCAAAAATTTTGGCATATTCTTCAATGGACCAATATCTGTTGTTTGGCCAATTTGGGTCACTGGCATCATAATGTTGTAAATGTTGATAGTCCTGATAACAGGCCAAAGCAATACAAGGTTTGTTTGTCTTGCCGCCAACTGACAATTGCTGACCTTTAACATTAACAAATTTTGGGCTTAGATATGGACTGGTTAGTTTACCTACATCACTCAATTCCCAAAAAATGTTATCTGACATATCATCAGTGACTGATATGGAAATTTTATTGTCGTCGATATTGAATATTTTCTTCAGCGGAATCAAGCTATGATTGGGTGAGTCTACTTGAATGTGAAAACTACGATCAGAATTAAGCAACATTGAAAGGAATGATATGCTCATTCCTACAGCCATAGCCGAAACGGTATAAGTTATTTTTTCCATTGTTTATTTGAATTTACTGCTTTTACCATAGCTGTCATTGTCTGTAGTAGATTTTTCATACATCACTGTGTCAGTATCTCCCAAGCGCCATTTGGGATTTTGCTCTACTACATATTTGCGAGTACAAACTCGAAAATCAGGAAACTTCATATCTGTGGGATTACTAGCAGCATCATAAAACAAACAACGATTGTTGGGTTGTGCTGCGTATTGCCCGTTATCTAATTCTATAAAATTAAAACTTTTGTGATCTTCAGGCCATTCACTATAACCTGTGTCAATTATGTTATAATCTGGGTGTGCGTTATCTACAGTAAAAAGATAATTGCCCGAATACATGCGTTTGTCTTTGGCATAGAACTTGCAACTTAGATTTTTAAGAAATGCTTTTTGAATAATGGCTATGTCGTAATCAAAGCAGTCCCATATTTGCAAACTGTCT